ATAGTTCCAAGGACGGAACTATGGACGAGCTTCGTACTACAATGCAGCAGTTCGTTCAGACTGCTTCGTTTACAGGCGAAGATAAGCTGATGATCCTTGACGAGGGAGATAATCTTTCTCAGCGGATGATGGGTGCTCTTCGTGGATTCATCGAAGAGTACAGTGCTGGCTGTTCATTCATCATCACTGTAAACAACCCAAGCAAGCTTGATGAAGCAATTCTTTCTCGGTGTCCGCCTGTAGACTTCTCTATTCCCAAAGAGGAAGAGGGAACCATCATGCTGGCTCAGTTTCAGATGATCAAGAGGATCTTTGAAGCTGAAGGAATTGCAGCCAAGAACGTCGATATTGCTCAGACTATCAAGAGGATCTTTCCTGACCTTCGTAAGGCGATGAATCTAATTCAGCGTGCTTGTGAAACTGGAACATTCAATCCGTCATCGATTCTAGGGTCGATGGATAGTGGAATGGATACTCTATATGATGCGCTTGCGTCTAAGGCGTACGTAAAGATCCTAACTTGGGTTGATAGCAATCAGCCAATTGCTAACAGCAAAGATGTATATCGTGGAATTTACGATATGTATCGCAATAAAGTTGATCCTGAAGTATTAGCTACTGCAGTGTTGACTATTGAAGAGTATATGGATAAGGCGACTCGGTCTATTAATCCTCAGATTACTCTGCTTGGTTGTCTCTCTCGTCTAATTCGAGAGGCACCTATTGCTTGATATATTCAAGGTAGTTCTACCTTCAATCTTCAAGAAGACTCGAACAGATATAGACGAAGCGTCGCCTGATAATAGCGCTAGTCTATATCCCACAAGAGCAATCAATACAATTCTATCAAGAAGTCCAGATACGATCCAATTAGCAGTAGCACTAAGCGAGATTAAACATCTTCCAGCGTCTGCTAGTTACGAAGTAGCTAGGTCATTTTCGCCTAATAGGCAGCCTAGATTTACTTTCAAGGATAAGAAACGAGTTGCTCCGCGAGTAGAAGAATTAATAACTCTACTCGGAGTAGACCAACCGACTGCTGAACTATATGATAGTGTTATTAGCGATGAAGAGTTTGAGGAGATCAAAAATCAAAAATATAAAGGTGGTGTCACTAAGTGACTAAAGTTGTTTACAAAGTTCGCGATTATCATTTTACTGAAGAAGAAGACTTAGATCAGCCGAATGCAGCGGCTGACGAACTTCGAACTATTATTGACTCAGAAATTCTAACGAAACTAAAGGAAGCCTCTATGACCAACCAGCTTGCTCTCCGTTACTTTAAGATTGCAGATGACGTTGCAGACCTTACCTACTCTAGCGGCATGGCAGCATGCTTCGATGTAGCAGCAAACGAGTCTGTCGCTATTGAACCAGGTCAGGTCGCTATTATCGGCACTGGCATTAAAATGGATATTCCGGAGGGGTATAGTGTTCGTCTTCATCCTAGGAGTGGTACTGGGAGTAAGCGGCGCCTTGGCATGCCTCATAGTGTTGGCATCATTGATGCTGACTACATTCTGGAAGTCAAGATTGCAATTGCAAACGAAGGTTCTGTACAGCAAGTAATTAACCGTGGCGATCGTATTGCCCAAGCAGAGCTTGTTTATAGCCCTCAGGTCGCTCTTGTGCAGAGTCTTACTGAGCCTCCAGTTAAGACTGCTCGTATTGGTGGGTTCGGTTCTTCAGGCATCTAATGGATCTCGCGTATTACACAAGCGTACATCAGCTTGGTAAGAACATCCTCGTCCGTGGGGTAACTCACGACGGGGAACGCGTTGCTTACGAAGATCCTTATTGTCCTAAGGCTTATGTTCGTTCAGACAATAAGAACGAGCCGTTTAGGACGATGCATGGCGAACCTCTCGAACAGCTAGACTTCGAGGGGATCTATCAATACAAAAACTGGGCTCAGAAGTTTGAGGGATCGTCTAACTTCAAGACTTATGGGCCTAACACACATACGATGGGTTGGATCTCAGATCACTTCCCTACACCTGATCCAGTAAAGTGGAATCCTCGTCAGATCATTATCGCTAACATCGATATTGAGACTACTTGCGATAATGGATTTCCTCTGATTGCTAATCCAATCGAGAGCATTACTGCTATTACTGCAAAGTTTAGCAATGATGATATCTACCATGTATTTGGTTGTGGAGAGTTTGATTCATCGAACCATCCTACGATCAAGTATTATCGTTGCAAGACTGAAATAGATCTTCTTCTGACGTTCCGTAGAGTATGGTGTGATTTCAATCCTGATGTTATGACAGGATGGAACATTACATTCTTCGATATTCCTTATATGTTCTCGCGGATTACCCATCTGCTAGGCGATAAGGCAATTAAGCCATTCTCTCCTTGGGGAGTGGTGCGTCCGATCGTTAAGAAGACTGAGCATGGAGAGCTTCCAACATATACTATTATGGGGGTAGGAGTACTTGATTACCTTCCTCTGTATAAGAAGTTCAATATGCAGAAGCAAGCTTCATACAGACTAGATCACATCTCGTTTGTAGAATTGAAGCAGCGGAAGCTTGACTATAGTGAGTATGATAACCTTCATACTTTGTATAAGAGAAACTACCAGAAGTTCATCGAGTATAACGTACAGGACGTTGCACTAGTCGATCGTTTAGAGCAAAAGAAGAAGTTTATCTTCCTTGCTATCACTATGGCTTATTACGCTCGAGTGAATTACGATGAAGTGTATAGCCCTGTTCGATTCTGGGAATCTCTGATCTATAACAATCTCCGAGCTGAGAATGTTATTCCTATGGTTAAGTTCATGGGAGTATCATCTGGCGAGGCTGGCGATGCATATAGTGGTGGGTTTGTTAAGGAAGTAATTCCTGGAGCTTATGAGTGGATTCTTTCATTCGACGCAGCTTCACTGTATCCATCTTTGATTATGCAATATAACATCAGTCCGGAAACGGTACTAGATGTTACTCAGCTCAGTCCCGATGTGCTAGCGATATGTAATGCTGCATCCGTGGATGCGATGCGTGACTTGCAGGTTAACACTAGCCCGCTTGTTCGCGATAATGTTACAGTCAGCCCAACTGGGATTGCATATACGAAAGAAGTACGAGGAATCGTACCACGGATCATGGATTCGATGTTCACGCATCGAAAGCAGATCAAGAGTGACGGTAAGGTACTAGAGAAGAAGATTCAGGCTGCAAAGTCTTCTGGCGTTTCGGAGGCTGAAATTGATGCTATGGAACTAGAGGCAAGCATTGCTTACCTTCAGGAACAAGCATATAAGATCGGTCTGAACTCAGGATACGGCGCATTCGCGAACCAATTCTTCCAGCACTTCGACGTACGAAATGCAGGGTCGGTAACGTCATTTGGTCGATCAGTGATTAAGTTCACTGAGAAGCAGATGAACATCATCATGAATAAGCTCCTTCAGACTGAAGGAATTGATTATGTTATTGCAGTAGACACAGACTCCGTTTACTTGAATATGGCTCCATTCGTGGAGAAGTATTATAAGGGAATGCAGAGAGACGAGATCGTATCACGTCTTAACGACATCTCGAATAAGGTAATCACTCCTTATATTCAGAAGATGTCTGCTGAGTATGCTGAAGTAACGAATGCATATACGCCTAAGATGGACTTCAAGCGAGAAGTCATTGCAGAGCGTGGACTTTGGAAAGCAAAGAAGAGATATGCACTTCTAGTATGGGATAAGGAAGGCGTCCGGTATAAGGACCCTGAGATGAAGATCATGGGTCTACAGACTCAGCGGTCATCAACTCCGGCAGTTGCTAAGAAGAGGATGGAGGAAACTCTCCGACTGATTCTAACTTCTGATGAAGCTACAACTATAGCGTATATCAATGAGACTCGAGAGCTGTTTAATACAGCATCAGTTCAAGATATTTCGTTCACTAGTTCAGCCAACAACCTTAACCATTATACTGATCAGAAGACTAAGCTGTACGCAAAAGGATGTCCTATTCACGTACGTGCAGCGATTCTATATCGATATTATACCGACAAGTATGGCATCGTTATGAACTATCCAAGGATCAGTGAAGGTGAACGAATCCATTATACGTATCTTATCCAACCTAATGTTATTGGAGAGGATGTGTTTGGATACATCACATCGATTCCTAAAGAACTAGATCTTGAAGAATCAGTTGATCGTAACAAGCAATTTCAAACCGCTTACCTTAAGCCGGTGGACGAATTACTTGCACTAGCTGGGTGGTCGAGTAAGAACCAGACGTCCCTAGACGATTTATTCAGCTAACCACTATAAACTCTAGTTGATAGATTTCAAATAAACTGTATACATATATTTGTTCACACACATTCACAGGTGACATTATGAATTTCCTCAAGACTCTTCTCGCCTTCTTCGGTATCTCGACCGCTGACACCGACGTTATCATCGGTCGTGTTAACAAGGCTGTCGATAGCCTTAAGGACCACATCGATATCCTGCATGTTAAGGCTGAACAGCAGGAGCAGAAGATCAATGCAACGATCGACAAGCATGACGAAGCTCTCGCCGCTTTCGAAGCTCGTATGCAGAAGCGAGTCGACTCCCTGTTCCGTCGACAGGACAACGAGATGACAAAGCTCGACACGAAGGCGACTGCTATTCAGACGAATATCGCCACTGGACTCGATCATCTTCGGGGCATGGGTATCGACTTCGAGCCAAGCAAGCCCAATGCCGTCGAGATCGCTCCTGTCAGTGCAGCAGTCGGTGCGGCAGCAGTTGTAGTAACATCAAATAAGTAAGGGTTAAATTGTCAAAGTTTCTCACTAGCTTCCTTGCGAATAAGAAGAATCAATTCACCAAGGTAGCTTCGGAGGGGGTGTTCGGTGAACCAACAGCTTACTATGACACGGGTGTATACCTCCTCAACGCCCAGGTATCTGGTGATATCTTCCGGGGTGTCCCAAATTCAGGGACCATCCTTGTCTCGGGTGTTTCCTCGTCCGGTAAGACAATCATTATCGTTGAGTCCATCGCCCTCTTCCTCCAAACGTATCCGGACGGCATAGTACATCTATTCCTTTCGGAGAATGCACAGACGGCAGATCGTCTGGAGAAACGAGGTATCGATCTCAGCCGACTCATTATCTCGCCAGTTCCTACAGTTGAGGATTGGCGAACTGAGTCGGTAGACTTTCTAGATCAGCTTGCAAAGACTCCAGCTAAGGATCGGCCACCAGTAATGATGGTGCTAGATTCGCTAGGACAGCTTTCGACTCGTAAAGAGACGGACGACATTGCAACTGGTACTGATAAGCGAGACATGACTCGTGCTCAGCTTATTCGTGGTGCATTTCGACAGCTAGATCTCAAGTGTGGAGCTCTCAACGTTCCATATTACATTACCAATCACGTATATGACGTTCCAGGATCTGTAACAGGTCAGAAGGTTCAAGGTGGTGGTGCTGGTGCGATTTATGCTGCAGGAACGATCCTAGAGCTATCTAAGCGTCAAGATCGGGATGCTTCGTCGAAGGAAACTACCGGCGTTATCATTACGGTCAAGGCGACTAAGAATCGTAACGCTAAGGAGAATACAAAGATTGAACTTCTCCTAGATTACAATACCGGGTTTAATCGGTATTCTGGTCTACTTCCAATCATGCTAGAGCTTGGTATTTGGAAGAGCGTTTCTAAGCGGATTGAGCTTGCTGACGGACGGAAGTACTTCGAGGGTAGAATTTACGATAATGCTGAGGAACTATTCACTCCGTATCTATCGCAGATCAATGAATATGTCGCTAATAAGTTCCGATATGGAACTACTGGTGAAATTACCTCAGAATACGCCGTTGACGAAGAAAGTGATTCTGAATAAGATCAATAATCGGATGGCGTCAGTCGTCTGAATCTCCAACTTGAGGCTGTCGTTAGCGCGACAGCCTCCCTTTATTTTAGGACCTAATGTCGACTAAACAATTTATCGTAGCCCGTTGCCTTCTTAGTAACAGTCGTTTTGCTAAAGCTGTTCTTCCTCATTTGAAAGAAGATTACTTTCAGGGCCAAGAGTATAAGTTTCTTTTCAAAGTATTTGACGAGCATGTTCGCAAGTATCATGCAGTTCCTGATCCTGATGCGATTATTATGCATGCAGAAGAGGACCCTCGTCTTAGCACTGAGGTTGGAACAAGTCTAGTGTCTCTTCTCGAGGAGCTTAAGTCTAATCCTATTTCGATCGACGGAAGTAACGAGCAGTGGGCGTTCAACACCACAGAGAGTTGGTGTGTGGATCGTGCAACTCGTCTTGCTCTTGAGGAAGGGATTAAAATCGACGCTGGTAAGTCTGATAAGAAGACTCAGCAGATCCTAGAGTTGATGAAGTCTGCAGCTTCGATCTCCTTCGATCGTCGTGTAGGACATGACTATCTGAGAGACTTTGACGAGCGATTCAACTTCTATCATACGGCATTGGATAGGGTTCCTACAGGAATTGAAGTCCTTGATCGGATTACAGGAGGTGGATATCCTAAGAAGACTCTAAACGTATTCCAAGCTGGCACGAACGTCGGTAAAACGATGATGAAGTGCGCGATTGCTGCGAATATGATTAAGGACGGTCGAAACGTTCTCTACATCACTCACGAAGATGGTGAGTGTAAGATTGGCAAGCGTATTGATGCGAACTTGTTAGACGTATCCCTCGATGAGATCGAGGCTATGTCAGAGCAGGAATATAAGCGGAGAATGACTGCTCTAGCCAGACGTACTGGCATGGGTCGAATCATCATTCGCGAATATCCTGCAGCTAGTGTAAGCGTACTGCATTACGACAACCTTTTAGAGGATCTATATCTTAAAGAAGGATTCAAGCCAGACGTAGTAGCTGTCGATTATCTTAACCTAGTGTTGTCGGCCCGAGTTAAGGCTGGAAGCAATATGGGTATGTACAATGTTATCAAATCTGTAGCAGAAGAACTTCGTGGATTCGCACAGAAGCATAATATCGTACTGCTAACAAGCACTCAGACGAATCGTACTGGATTTACGAAGA